CCCGGTGCGCGACTTGGTTTTAAGCAACATCTGGCAATACTTCAACCCCAACGGCCCTACTAGGTACAACAATTTACAGCAAATTGACAATGTTGACGCCAAAGATCCAACCAAAGATGCTGACACGGATTACACGGCTCAGATCAGCCAAGGCGACGACCTAACTAGTCAAGAAGGATTTAGCCAAGCTTTCGCCCCCACTACAGCCGAGAGCGTTGGCGTCACCGGCTTCATTCCAATCAACGTGGACTTGTTGACACTAAACAAAGCCGGCGACACGCAGCGCAAACTAGTAAATATTGGGCTGGCTGGTGCTGGCCAGTATTGGACCAACAGTGACAGCGGCCGTGATGCCGTCCCAGTTGGCACCACGTTCACGCTGACCATTCCCAGAGTCGAACAGAATCTTTTGTCAGATGACACCCGTGGCCTTGCTCGTCAAGATGCTGTAAGGGCTGCGGCAGCTTTAATTGACAACGGCAGCTTGTTCAAATCCGGGTCGCTTTTACTGCGAGTGGTTAGCGCCGAGTACGGCGGCAGCGGTAACATTGAAACATCAAATTTAACAGTTAGGCTTCAATGCGTAAAAAGGGGAAAGTTCCCTCTTATCGGCTATGACACGCTGCACTGGCTAGACATCCAAAGCGCAGAGCGCGAAAAGTATGAAACAAATCTAGCCAACAACAAGCAAGAAATAAAAGACAAAACTGCTGCAATAGAAAACAATAATAATTTAATAGCTCGGGGTTTTGTAGGCATAGTTCCGTCAGACGAAAGATCTTACCGGCTAAACAAAGAAGATAAAAACGCTATCAAAAAAGAAAATGAAGATTTTGCCACTGAAATCAAAAGATTAGAAAAGCTCAATATAAAAATACTAAGAGAGCTGGAAGGCGTCTACGCAACTGCTCTCCAGCCATTTTTCACAAAGGGATTGGCCCGAGTTGAAGAAGCGGCATACGCGAGCGTAACAAAATGCCATGTATTAGACATGGCATTGCGCTTCCAGGTGTACCGCCGGCTTAGCGGACGCAGCAGTGTCTACGGCAGTGAGCAAGTGGATTACGGCCACAGCGCATCGAACAACGGCGCCAAAGCCCGCACTGCCATGTTTATGGTGTATTACAGGCTAAATAACGAACAAGCAGAAAACAGGCTTCCGTACATATTTTGTTGCCGAGGCTTTAACGAACAAGATTCTTTTGTCTATCTCAAGCTTCAGACCGATGGAGCGCCAAAGGCTTTCTCGGTACGTCTAGAAGCGGTAGTAAGTCACCCAGCCGAAAACAGCTCAGGAGGCATCAAAGGTTACTGCTGCCTAGATTCCACTGCCAACGCAAGGCTGCTCACAAAGGGAGACACAGGCGATGGGCGGCTGCAGGTTCGCTTTAATGGCTCTGTAGTAAGTTCGCCCTACAACAAAAGCCCACGCGACACCACTGAGTTTGACTTATTTAACTACGACGCATTTTCGACCTCAGCTTTTTCGTTCGACAACGGCCCCGAGATTAGCATTACAGCCGTAAACGAACAGCTCATTGACAAGTGGAAAAACTATGCAAAAAACAAAAACGGTGAAAGCATCCTGTACAACAAGCTATCTAATTTTGCCTTACACGTTGTTTCAGGATCAGGCACCCAAGATTTGCGTAATGTCAGCGTATGGGTCAACAAAGGCAAATCTCTGCGGCGTCTAAGCTCCAACCCAAATGCGTACAACACAGATGCTGCAATTAGAGAACTAGCCAACTCAAATCCAACTCAAGCCAGCTCGTATGCGCCTGATATTTTCCTTGATACCGTCCTCGACAAAGACGATGGAATAGGCGAGTATGCCGACTTGCACTCTGTTGACGTGCAGCAACTATCCCTCACGAAGCGATTTTGTATAGAAAATAAAATGTTTATGGATGGTGTTATTGCCGACCAACGCTCCTGGCGTGACTTCTGGGCGCAAGTAGCACCTTACAGTTTGCTGGAACTAGCAAAAATTGCGGGGCGTGAAACCCTCATACCAGCACTGCCTTTTGTTCGTGCCACAGGCGCCATTAGACGGGACATCGAAATCACTGCATTATTTAGCCAAGGTAACATCTTGGAAGGTACGCTGAAAGAAGAGTTTATGGATTACGGGGCTAGCACCCAAGATGTAATCATTACTGTCATCTTCAGAAACGTAGAAAACAACGGCATATTCCCCAGAAACGATAGCGTCGAAATTAAACTCACTGACACTGCAGACGGAAACGCAATTAGACAAACCCTTGACGTTTCTCAGTTTGTCACACGCCGCGAGCAAGCCATACTGCTAGGCAAATTTCTCTGCAACACGCGTCGTCATAGTCGCCGTGCCATTGAATTTCAGACCTTCCCAACGGATGCACCTATCGCGCCTGGTGACTACATCTACGTTGAAACAGGCAACACTCAATGGGATCAAATTTATACAGGCCGCATTGAAGCCGGCGGTGTTCTTAATTTACCCATTGCAACAAGAGTGCCGAACGGAAGTTTTAACTTTTTAACTTACACCATCAACGCCGACAACACCAGAGAATTTACTAATGTTGCGGTAACCAACAACAGTGCGCCAGCGTTGGCATCACGAGCCGGTGATTTATTTGTATTGGGGAGCCCCCTTCTAGATAAGCGTGTTTTCCGCATCACGGAAATCAGCATGGAAGAAGAAGGCGAAACCACCGTGCGGGCCATCGAACATCCGTGCGGGGCAGGTGGACAGTCGCTTATCGCCCGAGGTCTTGACGTAAAGGTCAGCGGTCTGTTTACGGTAGACGGAGAGCTAGATTAGAATGGACGCAATACCTATTGGTGCACAGTAATGGGCTTCTACACCGGACGCAGCGGCAAAATCTTCCTTTACGACGATGGCGCCATTGACCCCACGCCATCGTCGGCCACTTCTGTTCTGAAGATCCGCGACTGGTCCATTGATACCACCCTAGAGCTGCTGGAAACCACGACCATTGATACTGCCGTTAAAAGCTACACGCCTGGCATGGTCAGTTCTACGGGCTCTGCCACGGTGATGTATTACCGCAAAGAAGGGGCGGATATCGGTGTGCAGTTCGATCAACTGCTTAATAAAATCATGAAGACCAGCAATGTTGGCGTTGGCACAGGTGACCGCGTAGGGCTTGCATTACGCGCAGGCGCTCAAGCGGGCGTAGGTACGGACATAAAAGACGACATCTCCTTTAATGCCTACATTACCAGCGCCAGCATTACTGTAGGAACAGGCGAGTTAACAAGCGTTGCCATCCAGTTTACTGTAGATGGGCCATTCTTAGAGATTGTTAACGCATGACCTATTTTTTAGGCAATGTCGGTAGCGTACGACTTCGCCGCAACAACGAAGTTGTTCTGTACGCAGAAGTAAGGGACGCTGACGTTACGCCGGTACTTAACCGTGTCGGATTTGATGGCTCCACTGAAAACCTGCTAACAGGTGACAAGGTAACCATCAGCACTGATGACCCACGCGGATTGTTGTTCTTCACCGTAGGTAGCTGGCTTGATGGCGAGGGCGTCGAGCAACGCAGCTTTTCGGCGTATGTCAATGTTAATGCTGCTGGTGGCTTGCGCTTTTTCCCTTCTTTCGCTGCAGCAATTAACAATAACAGAGCCCAGGAGTACGAAGTTAAATCATTTGCCGGCGCGTCGCTACCAGTGCGACTGGTCGTGCGCGACATTGCCGCCAACGTGCTCGGTGACGTTACAAGCTATACCTTCAACACTGACCGCGAAGGTCTAGACACAACCACGCTAAGCGACAAATTCAAGCGCATGTATTCGGCTGGCCTTATTAGCGGCTCCGGCTCCATTGATTGCTTGTTCAATAATGTCACATCAGGCATCAAAGAAACACCGTTGCTGATGCTGCAACTTATCAACCGTGTTGATATTGGCAGCGAATTTGACTTGCTTTTATCTATCACGGATTCAGAAAATGACCCAAGCGCGTTGGATATTTACTACGAGTTTTCCGCGATGGTTACTCGATCTGGGCTGGAAGTCACTGCTTCTGACATTATTTCTTGTAGCATAGACTTTGTAACCACTGGCGAAATTAAGTTGCTGGTTGGCCGTCCATCTGGTTACATACTAAAAGAAGACGACGACCGCATTGCCCTCAACCAGAACAGCCTAGAGTTCCTCTTGACCGAGGTTGAGGACTAAACTGTACCAAAGGAGCTTGTAACCCGTGTCCGACCAACGCATTACGCAGCTCACGAAGCTGGCCCAAGCCGACGTTGCGGCTAACGATGTACTGCCCATAGTTGACATCGGCTCCAGCATCACCAAAAAGGTGGAGGTGAAGGAGCTGTTTCAGGCTGGCGCTGCTCTGGCCAACAGCGCCAGCATCGACCTGATCAAACTCAACCAATCCAGCACCACCAAGCTCGGTACTGTCGCGCTAGCCGCTGATGCCGTTACGGCCGCCAAGCTGGCTGATGACAGCAGCATCGCCTATGACTCGGTTGCACC